ACCCTCTCTTAATCTTGAAAAATGATGGCTATTCTCCAGGTTGATCCCTCGCCCTTCGTAGCCGAAACCAGCCAAGGTAGCTATCGTCATTCTTTGTTTGGAACTAAAATCGTCCCAGGCTTTCTTCCTTTTCTCTAACGTTTCCTTCCTCTCCTTTAAGTTGAGTTGATCCCAATCAGCTTCTCTTGGAAATGGAGCAGGCCGCCTTGTTGCATTATCTAAATGCCAGTTAGGTGAAAAGAACCAGTTCTGCTCTCTCTCATGATATTTCCAATACGAATCCATGATGACAGTATCAGACCCTAACCGTTTGGCTGCTTCAGCTAAGTGAAAACTCATAAATATTACATTTTATAGTTTATAATTTCGGTCAGCAAATTACCGAACCTCAAAGAAGCGATTGAGCGAAACGAAACGGCTTTCCTACCAACGTAAGATTCTACCTGGTATTAAGTAGATGTGCTAATGTGCTGATGGGGTAATGTGTTGATTATTATCTGATCGTTAGCGAGTCGTACTGTAAATAGGTAATAGATACCTGATGGCAACCAAAGTTGAAATCTTTCTTTTTCCGCGCTGGTCGTGCAATATATACACTAAAGTAGTGAGATAGTAGTATGGCATTTGAACCAGGTCATCCCAAACTAGGAGGCCGCCTGAAAGGTACGCCCAATAGAGTCAAGAAAGAATATCTGGACTTGGTTGGCGAATGGCTGTTGGAACATCTTCAGCAACACTTAGCCGACATCCTCCTCATTGAAGACACTGAGAAGCGGGTCTCGGCATTTGAACGGGTCGTTGATCGGTTCGTGCCGAGAACGCGGGTTGAAGAGTCCGAATCGGACGAGGGCGCTGTGACGGTCGTCAATAAAATTATGCTCGTGCGTCCTGATAATGTCAAGCAATGAAAGAACTGTTGAAATCCAGCTATCAGCCCCCCAATGGGATACGATAACTTCCCTGCGTCAGGTCACCCTCTTTTTGGCAGGTCAGGGCTCAGGGAAGTCCCACGTGGCCGGGATCATCGCGGCCATATTAATAATTAACTTTCCAAAACTGCGGGGACTAATCGCAGCCAACACGCATGACCAGCTCAACCGTGCAACGCTGCACCGGATTCGCGACGTGTGGAAAGACTTCTTTTCCCTGACCGAGTGGACTCCGCAGAACACATCCGGCAGTTATGTCATCAACAAGAAACCGCCAAAGGGATTTAACACGGATGGACATAACTTCTCATCGTACCATAATATAATATCGTTCCGTAACGGGGCTGTCATCTACATCGGTTCATTGGAGAACTATACCGCTCTGGACGGAATCGAGGTCTGTTGGGCAGTGTGTGATGAGACCAAGGACACCCGACAGGAGGCCATCAAAGAAGTTGTGTTGGGTCGCTTGCGACAAACTGGTTTGTTCATCAAGGACGGACAGTTGAGTGATGATCCAACGGGCACTCCCCACAATCCCGTGTGGTTCCTGACCTCCCCGGCCAAGGAGCCGTGGCTAAACGAGTTTTTCAAGCTGGAAAGCTACATCGACGAAATCAACAGAACGATCTTCAGCGAGACAGACTACTTTAAGAAGGAATTCGACAATAAGCTGGTAACCATCTCCTCCACGTACCACAACCAGAAGAATCTGCCGAGTACCTACATCAGCAATCAGAAGAACAACCTCCATTCCGCGCTGCAAAAGATGCTGATTTACGGGTCGCCATTTTCAAAGGCTGGGGGTGCATTCTATAAGACATTTGATAGGCAGTTACACGTCAAGCGGACGGAATACGACCCGACAAAGCTCATCATCCAGTCCTGGGATTTCAACGCGCTTCCGCACAATACGCTTACCCTGTGGCAACTCCACGGCAAGGATCTGTGCCAGATAGACGAAATATGTCTGGAGTGGCCGAATAACACCCCGCAGCAGATGTGCAACGAGTTCAAAAGAAGGTATCCCCAGCACCGCTCTGGCATCAAGATATACGGCGATGTGAACGGATTCAATCGGGACTCAAAGGGTTCTCAGGACTGGTACGCACAGATTGATTTCCACCTGCGCGCCTACGATAGGGACAACTGCGTACCGAGCGCCAACGTAGCCGAGCGCGGGAACTTCATCAACTCCATCTTCGAGAAGAACTTCATGGACCTAACAATCTGGATCGGGGAAAACTGCCCAACACCATCAACGATTTGCTGTTCATCAAGGAAGAACAAGACGGCTCCAAGGCCAAGCCGAAGGTACACGACAAGGAGCGCAATGTCCGATACGAAAGGTACGGTCACTGTTCGGACACCGTGGACTACGTGGTCACGGGCATATTTGATGAGGAATACCAGAGCTTCATCACGGGCGGCTACCTCTTCGAATACGATGCTTTGAGTACCGATTTCAAGAGCGACCCCGGCTACGGCAGTTATGACGACAACCCGCTGTTGCGCTTTAGATAATGTAATGTGCCTTGCAAAAAACATATATACACCATGACATTACACCCCCATGACTACCAGTCCGCAATCGCTTCTGATGACCTGGCGCTAATTATTGACGGAAATCCCTTTGCCATCAGTGATGCCGAGGCGATTGGCCTTGTGACGAGCTCCCTCCGCGCACGTTTCGACGTGGCAAAAATCATCACCCAGATAACCCAGTTCGATGCTACCGTTTCCTATTCAGCGGGTGTTGTACAATAACATACTGTACTTCGTGAAAGAGGCAACCACCGGCTCCCAGCCCGACACCTCCGCCAAATGGCAGAAGGGAAATAACATGAACGCGGTGATTAAGTGCAGAATTTTAGATGTTTCCCTATACCAATTGCATAAGAAGGTTTCACTTCGGCAAATCCCGGACAAGATAGCGATCGCATTTGAAGAGGCGATTTCCTGGCCGAAAGCCGTCAATAATGGTATCGTCGATCCGGGCCTTCCCGTGCGTGAAGACGTGCCGCAAGCAGGTGAATCAGTCATCTTCACCTCCAGGCCGCGTAGAAAAACACACAACATTATCTAATGACACACGAGGATAACATCCTTCAGGACCCCCAGGCATTCGTGGGTGGGGTAGCTGTCGGAAAAGCAGACAATACGGCTGACTTAAATAAGGCTATCGGTAAAGATCAGCTTTTCCGGGGCCCTATTGAAATAGCAACTTTCAACGCCGCTTTGCAATTAGCGGAAAACCTCCATCGTCCTAATCGCAAGTTGCTGTTAGAAGTGTACCAGCAGACCCTCCAGCACGGCGACTTGTCCACGGCTATTGAAACCCGGTTCAAGCGCGTGCTGCTGAAGAAATTCAAGCTCAAAAGAGGCGAAACAGAGGACGAGGCCGCCACCAAGTTGTTCAAAAAAGCCTGGTTCAGAGAATTTGTAAAGCTGACATTGGAGAAGATTTTATACGGCCACTCCCTTATCCAAATCAACGCGCTGGATACCGACGGAGCACCAAAGTCGGTTCAGTTAATCCCCCGCCACCACGTGGACCCGGTTAATAAGCTGGTTTTGCACACTGCTTACGAACCCAACGGCCTTGACTACACAAGCGGAAAAGCGGCTAATTCAGTGGTCGAAGTTTGCGACCACGTCTGGGACTTGGGCCTACTGATGAAGGCGGCGCCCTACGTGATCTGGAACCTGATTTCGACCCAAGAATGGTCAGAATTCACCGAAATCTACGGCATGCCCCGTCTGGCAGTATTTGCTCAATCCGACAAGAACAAGCAGTCGATCTATAATGCCCTAGAGAAAATGGGGAGTTTCGGCCACATCATCCTTAACGAGAAAGACAGAATTGAATTTTTGGAGGCTCAGCAGGCGAACGGAATGACCGTGTTTGAATCCTTCTGTAACTACTGTGACGCAAAGATTATCCGGTTAATCATCGGGCAGACAATGACGATGCAAGATGGGTCCTCCCACTCTCAGAGTGAGACCCACATGGAGATATTTGACAATATTACCTCCGCCGATATGCTGATGGTAGAGGATGTGGTAAATGATAAACTACTACCTCTGCTTGCCAAGCGTAATCTCATCTTTGCGGGTTTGCAATTCGAATTTGTGAACGAAATTAACCGAGAGGCGCAAATGAAATTGGATGCAGAAATTATGAAGTACTTTGAGTTGGACGCTACCTACCTGGAGGAAACCTACGGGTGCAAGATTGTTGGACCTTGGACGAAGGCAGTAGTGCAAGAGCCAGCCGAAAAAAAGGATATATAGTCCATGGCAAAGCGATTCAACTCCCGGAGCGTAAAGATTGCTTTATCGCGTCTCCCCTCGAAGGTGGGCGCGTTGGCGTTCAAATTCTTTATGAAAAATTTTGAACGCCAGGGCTTTGAAGATCAAAAATTTAAGAAGTGGGAGAAACTGAAGAACCCCACTGGCCGCAAGATTCTTCAGGATACGGGCCGCTTAAAGGCTGGCTTTCAGTACTGGGTCCGGGGAAACTTGATTCGCGTGTTCAACTTAGTGCCTTACGCAGCCTACCATCAGCCTAAGCGCAAAATGCTTGGCGAATCGGAAGCTTTGAAACAGGAGGTCGCCAGCTTGGTGAAGAAAGAGATTATAAAAAGCCTTAGGCGCTAATGCTATATGATTTATACGAGTCCATCCGAAATCGTTTGAAGACCCAGGTGCCCGCGTTGAAACAGGTTGCGCTGTGGAACAACCAGACATCGAAGGAGAACTTCGGCAAGGAGAACATTCAATCCTATCCCTCAGTGTTGGTTGAATGGGGCGTAGTAGATTACGAACAGACGGCCAACGGCGAGCAAGTTGGTACGCTGGACATATCCCTCCACGTAATCGCTAAATCGTTGAAGAACGACGACAAAGCCCCATACGTACTGGCGCAGTTGATTTTTAAGGCATTGCAGGGATACAATGAAGCCTTCTACGAGCCGCTTACCCGCAAGTCAGAGGCCCCCGATCAGAACCACGACGAAATGTTCGTTTTCGTCATCACATTCGCCTGATAACTCGAAGGACGGACTCTACTTCTACAAGCAAACCGAAGGCTTGAACAAGCACTACTTCAGCAACGCCCGTCCGGTCTACTTCAGCAATCCGAATGAATATAATCCAGAAACGGACGTAACGATTTTCGTGCCGGTTTCCCACGCCCCGCTCACCCGGCAGATCAGGTTATTTGCCAAGAAACTGCTGGTAGTTGGCGTCCGCTACAACCTGGTAGTTTACTAAAAAAAATATGCTAATGAATCGTGAGAAGAATCATCACTCCCATAGCCGACGGCGGTATACCAATCAACGCCACGGACCTTGCCTCGATGCAGGATTTGGCTCAAGTACCCTTGCAGGAAGCGCTGAAAGGCGTTGCCGCATCAATGGTACTGTCCGGCTGTATCGTCTCTAATGTTAATACGACTGCACAAACCTGCACCATCTCCGCAGGTTACGTTTTTTTGAACGACGCGGTGATGAGGTTCCCAAGTTATACGGGCACCTACCCTTTCTATATTGTAGAGGGTACGCCCGCCATTGAACAGCGGGAATTCGAGGACAACGTGGCAAAAGATGCCTTCATTACCCGCTCCGCAAAGGCGGTCGCTTCCGCAACCGGAGGCAGTATCTTGTTCAATCCGCAACCCGCGGCTACGCTTAAATCAAGCATGCTGGGAGTCGTCCCCGCACAGATCGCCGCTTTACAGGCGCAAATTGCCAATTTACAAACTGCCCTTGAAACAAAAGCCAGCCCGGAACCCATCGGGACAGTCAAAATGTGGGCTGGTGATTACAGCTCCAACTTCGACGCGACTGGCCTTGGTATCGGCCCAGGTTTGTCTGGCTGGGCACTGATGAACGGACAAAATGCCACCTTGGACATGCGCAGCAAATTTCCGTTGGGCTTGACCCCTGGGAACGGAACATCTCCTCAAAATGAAACTCGTCCCGGCTTTTACAATAACGGCCTGATTGGAAATACCGGAGGGAAAGATACCAACTTTCTAACTGGCTCCCAACTCCCATCCCACACCCACGAATTCTTCGTCAGGAGTAACGGTACAGCCGAAGATTACTCCGGCAACCGTTACCCGAGCGTGAGCCAGAACCAAAGCGACGCCGCCCACAACAACCGCAAGTCTATTACGGAATCGACGGGCGGTGGCAGTGCAGTGGAAAATCGACCTTCATACCTGGTACTGGGCTACATCCAAAAGATCGCCTAACTGGGCCTACAAAATTCTATAGCTAAGTACCAACAAATAAATTGTTATGAATGCGCTCCAATAATTGCGCGTGTTTTTTCGGGCATTTGGTTATATCGGTCAAAGAAGTTATGGGTGGCCTGAATG